CTCTTCCGATCTGCAACGCGTGTTTTTGCAGTCCCTCCGGGAGTTTTTGAGGCAACTTTATGTCGAAGCGAGGCAGGCGGGTCAGTCCAAAGACCGACGGCTCGTCAATCCCTGGCCCGCCACCCTACCTTCGGGATGAGGAAAAGGTTTGGTATCAGCATTTTGCTGATGCGTGTCGTCGTTCGGCTTATGCGGTTGGTATCGACGCCGACTCTATCGCTTTGGCTGCCCAGCGTAAAACAAGGCTGGAGATGTTACGCAGCCAGTTTTTTCAGCTTAAAGAGTCTCAGCATTGGATCGTTTCGGACAACGGCGCAACAAAGGCGCATCCTCTATTTGGTGAAATCAGGCATGCGACTAGGGAGGTCGACATGTCTTTGACTCAATTATTCCTGACGCCGAAGTCGCGATCGTCAAGCCGCATCGGAGGCGTGCGCGAGGTCCCTCAGGCCGTTGAGACCTCCGATCCGCAAAAGGCGAAGATCTTGAAATTATTGGGCGGTTAGCGTGTAAAGTCTGCATGAGAAAGAAAAATTATCCTGAAATTGGCGAGCGCTTTGGGCGTCTTGTTGTGGAATCTATTATTCCCAAAGCCCAATCCCTAAGTCTTTACGAAGGCAAAAAAGACTGTATCGCAAAATGCGATTGTGGAAAAACCAAAGCGGTTTTTTCTGGATCGTTAAGATCCGGAGGCACGCAGTCTTGTGGTTGCTTGCGCAGTATTGCGAAGGTTTACAAACCAATAATCGGCCAGCGTTTTGGCAAAATCAGGATTCTCGAAGACCTTGGATTAACCAGGAGCAAAAAAGGATGCAAAGGACGGTTTGTAAAAATCGAGTGTGATTGCGGAAAACAAAAAACAGCTAGAACCGAATTTGTAATGAAAGGAAAGATAACGATCTGTGCAAAGCTGCACGGTTACAGTCGTGGAACCGAATACACGATATGGAGACAAATGAAAGCAAGATGCTCTGATTCTAAAAACAAAAACTACCCAAGGTATGGCGAAAGAGGAATAACAGTTTGTGATCGCTGGATGGCGTTTAAAAATTTCTTGCAAGATATGGGGCCGCGGCCAAAGGGGATGAGTCTTGACAGAATTGATAACGACAAAGCATATTCAAAAGAAAACTGTAGATGGGCGACAGTGCACGAGCAAGCAAGGAACAGAAGTACAAACAGATTTATTACACATAACGGAGAAACAAAAACTATAACAGAATGGGCTAAAGAAAAAAGGCTGTTGACCGCTACGATTAGTAGGCGAATCAAAGCCGGGTGGTCACTTGACAAGGTTCTTGCGGAACCAAAAAAAGCGACCTATGGCAAGCTGCTTCTGACTGAGGAAGATAGAAGAATGAATCTATATTTCCGGTGGAAAATGATGATCAAGAGGTGTTCGGATTCTAAACACGAATCGTACCATCGTTACGGAGGAAGAGGCGTACAGGTTTGCCAGCGCTGGATTGATTCTTTTGATAACTTTTTTGCGGATGTTGGCTACCCTGAACCAGGGGAGAGTTTAGACAGGATTGACAACGAAAAAGGCTACGGCCCAGAGAATACAAGGTGGGTAAGCTCAGAAATACAATCCTACAATAAATCAAACACTGCAAAAATAACATGCAAAGGAAAAACAAAAACGAGAACCGAATGGGCCAAGATTACAGGAATACCTGTTAGTAAAATAAGGAAAAGAATAGAACGAGGGCTGTCTCCGGAGCAAGCCCTTGAGATGCCCTGATTTTATCATCCCGAAATCTGTTTCAAGATCATCCGCTGGCCTCGTCGCAAAGCCCTTGATTTCTCGCATGCGGGGTAGCTTCCCGTCATGTTACCTTCCGCTGTTTTCGATGGATTTTGTCGGCATTTCCTGCGCCACACGAAGGGCCCGCTAGGCGGGCAGCCTTTTATCCTCGACCCGTGGCAAAAGCGCAAAATCATTAAGCCCCTGTTGGATACACGCCTGAGATCCGGCCTGCGACAGTTCCGCCAAGCTCTCGTGATGCTTGGCCGCAAGAACGGCAAAACCACGCTGGCAGCGGCGCTCGCCCTTTACATGACCTTTGCCGACCACGAACCGGGGGCGGAAATTCTCTCCGCCGCGTGCGACTCCGATCAGGCCGCCTTATCGTTCGACATCGCAAAGCAGATGGTTTTGCAGAGCCCGGAGCTCTCAAAGATGTGCAAGGTTTATCGCCGTCACATCGAGGCGAATCGTGGCGCCGTTTATAAGGTGATCGCTGCCGACGCTGCGGGCAACCTTGGCCACAACATTAGCACGCTAATTTTCGACGAACTTTTGACGCAAAAAAACCGCGACCTTTACGAGTCGCTGGTAACCTCAATGGGTGCCCGCTCCGAGCCGCTTGCTTTCATGATTTCGACGTCGGGATATGATCGCCTTAGCCTGTGCTACGAGCTTTACAACTATGCCAAACAGGTGCGTGACGGTGTGGTTGAGGACCCGACTTTCTTGCCGGTGATTTATGAATGCCCGGACAATCTTGACTGGCGCACCGAAGCGGCTTGGCGTGCGGCGAATCCGGGGCTTGGGAAATCGGTCACCCTTGAATACCTGCGGGACGCTTGCCGCACCGCGCAAAACAATCCGGCCCGTGAGCAATCCTTCCGCCAATACCATCTCAATCAATGGGTCGAATCCGCCGCCCGCTGGATTGCCACCGAGGCCTGGAACTCCTGCGAAGCGCACCCGACCAACCTGGAGGAGGTCCCCTGTTACGCCGCTCTCGACCTCTCCAGCCGTACCGACCTGACCTCCTTCACCCTGGCCTTCCCCTTGGCCGGAGCCATCCACCTGAAAACTTTTGCCTGGACGACCTCGGCGATGGTGGCCAAACGCAACGACACCAACCGGATGCGCTACGACCAGTTTGCTCGCACCGGGCATCTGGAGATTATCCCGGGCGAAATCATCGACTACGAGGTGGTGCTAAGGCGTATCTCCGAGATTTCCGAGGAATACAAGATCCGGGAGATCGCCGTAGACCCTTGGAACGCCGAATTTTTGATGCAAAAACTCGAAAATCAGGGGTACATCGTCCGCGAATTCCGCCAGGGCTTCCGCTCGATGAGCCCGCCGACCAAGGATTTCGAAGCCGCCGTCCTCCAAAAGCAGATTTCACACGATGGAAATCCGCTTTTGCGCTGGTGCATTGATAATGTTGTGATCGAATTCGATGCCGCTGGCAACCAAAAGCCCTCCAAAAAGCGCTCCGTCGAGCGGATCGACGCCGCTGTTTCCTCGATTATGGCCTTCGCACGGGCCCGAACCGCCGAGGCAACCGGGGTAAATGGTGAGAGTATCTACGAGCTCCAGGGATTAGAGGTGTTTTGATGTCCGAATGGGTGCATTCCGCCGACACCATTGACCTCGAAACCCGCATGGGGAAGGTAAAACCGTCGCCGGTCGGCCCGATTACCACCTCGGTTTTGACCGCGCCAAGCTCCACCGGCGTCACCGTCTCCGAATCCTCGGCCCTTGCCGTCTCCGCTGTGTTCGCCGCTGTGCGTGTGATCGCCGAGGCCATCGGCACTTTGCCACTTCATGTCTATCGCCGTGATGGGCAAAAGCGTTTTCTGGCTCCCGATCACCCCGCCTATCGAGTCCTCCACAGCCAAGCCAACCCCGAGGCTCCCGCATCCGTCGCCCGCGTGGCGCTGGTGGCCAAGATGTTGCTCCATGGCAATTCTTTCGCCGAGATCGAGCGCGACCCCTTGACCGGCGAAGTGACTAACATCTGGCCTTTGACCTTCGCCCAGGTCGTCCCCTGGCGTGATCAAAACGGTTTTCTGTTTTACCGCTGCACGCCTTACATGGGCAACATCATCGATTTTGATCCTCAGGATATCCTGCACTTCCGTGGCTTTTCCCTCGATGGCCTTGTGGGCGTCTCCGTGATCCGTCAGGCCCGCGAATCGCTCGGCCTCAACATCAGCCTCGAACGCTATGGCGCAGGATTCTTTGGCCGTGGCGCTCGCCCCGGCGTCTTGCTCAAACACCCTGGCCGGTTATCCGATGATGCCCGCAAGCGGCTGCGCGAAGGCTGGGAGGCGATCCATGCGGGCGGAGAAAATTCCCACCGCACCGCCATTCTCGAAGAAGGCATGGAGGTCAGCACGGTCTCCGTTCCCAACGATGACGCCCAATTTCTGGAGTCGCGCAAATTCGGCGTCGAGGAAATCGCCCGCTGGTTTGGTTTGCCGCTATCGCGCCTTCGAGTGCAGGGCGCAACCGCCTTCTCGAACATCGAACAGGATGGCATTGACTTTGTGGTGAATACGCTCAGGCCACACTTGGTCCGCATGGAACAGGAAATCTCCATCAAGCTTTTCCCCCATGGCGACTATTACGCCGAGCACTCCGTCGAGGGGCTTTTGCGTGGCGACATCCAGACCCGCTACAACACCTACGCCATCGGTCGCAATAATGGTTGGCTCTCCGTCAACGATGTCCGCACCATGGAAGGGCAACCGCCCATCGAAGGCGGTGACACCTACATGCAGCCTTTGAATATGGCGACGATAAGCCAACAAACCAGCGGGACCCAGCTCCCTCCCTCAACGCCTCAATTTGGCCAGACCCCGCTTAGTGGATCTCCCAAGCCTCTGATTCCCGCCAACGATCCCAACCCGTACTCCGAATCGTAGATGCTGCGGACAATTTCCCTGTCCGCAATCCCTGTAATCGATTTCCGCTCGTGTACCTCCCCACCAAGGAGGACCTATGACCGAGCGGCGCACCATTGCAATACACGAACTCCGGGCCGATCCGCAATCGCGGCAAATCACCGGGATCGCCGCGCCTTACGGTGTCCTTTCCGCCGACCTGGGAGGTTTCCGCGAAC